CGGAGGGTGCGGGTTGCTTTGGGTAGCCGGGTTTCATGCCCCGCACGATGCGCATGCTGTCGAGCATTCCGGCGCGTTCCAGCCCGAGCGCAGCGGCTTCGAGAAGCTGGTTCACGTCGGCCGGCGCTGCTTCGTGCTGCTCGACAGGTGTGGTGAGGATGCTGCGCACGAACGCGACGCGCGCGTCACCCACGTCCTCACATTCGGACGCGGCGATTGCCGCCTTTTCGTATGCTTGCAGCGCTGCAGCAACCGTCAGCGCATCAGCGCGGCTATTGTCGGTGGTGGTCATGGTGGTCCTCAGGTGGTCAGGATGTCTTGCGCGGCGAGGATGAATTGCGTTGCCGCTTCAGCGTTGATGGCGTTGCCGTATCCCCGGATTCGACCTGTGCGACTGCCTTGGTCTTTGCGCGGGAGAATCTCGGCGAGGCGTTCTTGATCGGCGCGCACTCGTCCCACGCCACCGGCAGACCCATCAACCAGCGGGAATGTGCCGGGTTCAACTGGCCGCCACTTTCCATCGCGGCAGAGGAGCCAATCAGCAGCTCGCCAGAAGCCGTTAGTCGGGCCGGCTGGCTCGATTCGCTCGAAGCAGTCAGGCAAGCCATTGCCGCCAGATCGGGTCCGTGCGAGCGCATCGCTTCTCGGATGCCGCCTTCCGTCGAGCGCACACCCTTGTCCGCGAGTGCCGCTGTCGGTGTCGGCCAGCCCGCGAACTGCGCAACGTGATTCAGGCTCACTGAGACCTTGCGACCGTCCGGCGTCTGCCCGGTCGAGCTCAATCCCTCGAACGATTGCGAGCCCATCGCATTGCCGACCGTCGGTGTGGGCCAGCCGGCCAGCCACGCCACTCGACCAAGTAGAGCGTTCAGCGGCACGTTCACGCATTCCGCGCCGTCCTTGTGATCGCGGGTGGTCGGCGTAGGCCATCCAGTACGCCCTGTCCCGGATGTGCGGGGAGCCGACGCCCGCAGACGGAAACGGGACACACCCGAAGGGGTAATCCAGCGCTTCCATGTCAGTGTGTACAAGGTCGATCCAAGAATCGACAGCGCCGCTCGCAACCTGCTCTCCAAGGATGACTGGAGGGCGGCACTCGCCGATGAGCCAGTACCACGCAGGCCACAGGTGCCGCTCGTCATCAAACCCAGCTCCTTTGCCTGCCGCGGAGAAAGGTTGGCACGGACAGGAACCGGTCCAAACAGGTCGATCGTCAGGCCAGCCAGCGCGTCGAAGCGCGTACGACCAGACGCCGATTCCGGCGAAGAAATGGCACTGGTCGTAACCTCGCAGGTCATCAGGTCGGACATCCTCAATGCTCCGTTCGTCGACGTCGCCAAGAGCGATATGCCCGGCGGCGATCAGGTTGCGCAGCCACTGCGCGGCGTATGGGTCGTGCTCGTTGTAGTACGCAGGCACGTCATCCTCAATCAGTAGTACAGTCTCAGTGGAAAAGTAGGCCCCTATGCAAGCGGGCCCTAATCACCACGGGGAAATAGGCGCACCACTCCACCCTGCGGAGAAACGCCGCCCTTATGTCGGCCAATTCCTTATTGGATGGGTGATGCGTGGAGGTTGGTTAAGCAGCTTGTTTGCGCAGGACCGCTCCAATGTGTCTCGTCAGCGCATCGCAAATCAGATCGAAATCCGATTCGTGATACAGCTTCGCGTTCTTGTCCGTCGCAGCGTGCTTGAAGCCGAGCGTTGCCAGCCCCTCGGCAGTCAGGGCGATCGGCGCCAGGCGCTCGTTGATCTGTCCGAGGCGGAGCGTGGGCGCGCTAGCTGGCATCGTACGCGCGACCCGCCCACCTGATGCGGGGGCGACCCACGGCACGGGTTGCGTCTGAGATGCCGCCTCGGCTGCGGGAGCTTCAACCGGCTTCGCCTTGGCCTTCTCATCCTCTACCCGCTTGTGCTCCGCAATCCGCGCCGTCACGGCCAGTTCGAAGTCTTCGGTTGGCTTCTGAATAAGCGCTTGCAAATCGCGGAACAGAAAGGCATGTTCCTCATGCGACTTGTACCAGTCAAGCTTCGCACGCAGATCTTTCGCGGCTGCATCGGCGGCGATCTTGCCATTGGATAGTGCTGTGTCCAGCTTGTCATACAGGCTCGCGATGGTCTTCAGCCCCTTGATCGCGCCAACGAAGTCAGGTACCGGGATGTTGATCTGCGCCGTCTTCAATTCGGCATTGATCGCGGCGACGTGCTCGGCGTACTTCTGGCGGCGCTCGGCAACGGCGTTTTCCTTGATCTGCGCCTTCCGCACGTCGATCTGCTTGGTGAGCGCGAGGCGCTTGGTGCGGAGTTGATCCTTGACAAGGTTGCCGGTGCGCATCAGCTCGTCGACGCTGGCCATCTGAGCAATCGCCGCATCCATCGCAATGGCGATTTCTTTCTCCTTCGCATCACAGAACTTGACGGTCGCATCGCCATTCACGAAGTCCTCATCGGTTTCGAGATCCATCTTGATGCTGGCAATGAACTTCTCGGCAGCAGCCTGAAATGCTGGCAGGTTGCTCGTGATGACTTCGCCGCGGATCTGAACGGCAAGCGCCGGCAGGGCCATGATGGATTCGGCCTTTGGCTTCTCGTAAATCTCGGCGGGGACGTATCCGGCAACGTCTTTTTCGAACTGAATCCAGCCATCAACAACCTGCTGTTGCAGGTCAAGATCCGGCTCGTACCAAAGATGCTTTTCCTCGATCAGATTTCCTTCGGCATCCCACAACGATGCCTGAAACAGGCACTTCGCCGAACCGGATACTTTGAACTGATGCTCCATCTGCACGCGTAGATAGATCGGTAATTCAGCAGCCGTCTGCGCAGCACGGATCGCATCGTTCAGCGACTTGTGCTCCCAGTTCACGTCCTCGCCAAGCGTAAGGCCATCCAGCGATGCGGCCAGTTTTCCGAGCGTCACTGAAACGGGGTACAAATCGGCACCGATGATTTCCTCGGCCAGCGGGCGCGCCAACGATTCGAAGCGATGACCGTCGTCGAACAGGCTTTGCGTGTAACTGTCTACCTCCTTCGTAATGCCAGTTGCCTTCTCATGCAGCAACTCGGAGCGTGTCTTATACGGTGATACACCCATCATGGCCGGGGCATCGCTTGCATTCCAGAAGTTCGCGCGATGTGCAAGCCATTCCGCGCTACCCTGCTCCAAGGAATGAATCACTCGTTCATTCATCGTCATGACTCCATGCGTCAATCGTCAGCTTCTGATCTTCAGAAAGCTTTGTTTTGGTTTCGATCATCGCGATCAGGTCGTCGACCGTTTTCTTCCGCTCGATGATCAGCTTCCGCCATTCAGGCGTTTTCTTCTCGAACTCTTCCGGCGTGCAGATAGGAATCGCCTTGATAGCCGGTTTCACGCCATCTGCGGGCGGTTCGTCACTGCCCTGCTCAGCCTTGTTATCCACGACCTGCTTCCAAGTGGCCTCACCGTCTTTGATGGCACCATAGAGCGCGAACATGTCGGTCATTTCTTGCGGCGAACAGGTATCGAGCGGATGACCCAAGTATTCGACGAGATCAGCAGCCTTAACGCCAAGCGATCCGAATGCATCGACCATCTTCTTGCGCGCGCGATCTGGGTCTTTGGCGTTCTCGTCGAGGCGAACCATTTTGATGATTTCCTCGGCCTCGTCCTGTAGATCGCCGGGAATCACGCGCAAGCCAAGTGTTCTGATCGCTTTCGAGATCAACGCGGCTCGCTTGTTCAGCAGGTCATCATCATTGGCCGGGACGGTATATGTAAGCTTGCCGTAACTGTTCTTGCGCACCGAGATATACGAGCCATCGTCCATTGGCTTGGCGCGCTCGACCGTCTTCGACACGCGCACATCCAGCGGGTAGGTAAGGTTCGATTCAAGATCCGTCACGCTGACACAATGGATTTCCTTGGTTTCGTCCTCAAACGTCATAGTCGTCTCGACTAGCACATTTTTCATGCAACGCAATGCGACTTCGACGAAGCGAATCCCGAGACCTTCGACACCCTTGCCGATCGGCTTCCGGTAGTAGGCGCTCTTGTTATGCGCGAAGTTCGGACGCTTGCATTCGGCCATTAGATCCTGTCGCACCTGATCCCAGTTGCGCGGTTGACGCATCGCCATGATGTAGCGGGCTTCAACCATCGCCTTCGACTTGGCGGCGATAGCGGTTGCCGCAGTCTCGACGAGCGCGGTTGTCTGTTCTTGCGCGCCGAATTCTTGGCGCGTTGTCAACGCAGTGCTCAATTTTCTCTCCCTATCCTAAATTCCGTTTCCGCCACTCGGCTTCGAGCGCGCAAAGTTCCGCCCCGACCGCCTCCCTAGCATGCGTCTCATCGCGCCAGCGGTTGCCATCTGCCAGTTCGTAGCGGCGACGGGCGTTTGATGCTTGGTTGATTTGCGCCAGAAGTTCGCGCCGATTCATGGCTTCAATGTTCATGTTGCACCTCTCGTATAGGCCATCTGCATACGAATCTCGGCAGTGTTAGCCCGGTCGATCTGGTTGGCGGCATACAAGCAGCCGAACACGATGGCGGTGGCGATGGCTGACGCAAGAATGCGATGGCGAGTGGCCCAGCGGTCGAGCTTGTTCATGCTGGCGCTCCCGTCAGCGGGTTGTATATCCCACGCTTCGGCGCGTTATCTCGGTGCGTGAGATACCGCGTCCCGAGCGCTTCGATCTGTTTGAGGCGCTGGCATTCGTAGATGGCTTCTCGGCGATCTATATCGCTCAGGCCAGTGTCGAAATTCTTGATGTCGGTGTTCTTTGCAATCATCTCGCTCTCCTAGCATCCAAGTCCCGCATATTCATCTACTTGCTGTTGCTTCGCGATCTCGAAGCATGCACCGCAGCACGTTTTCTTCAATTCCCATCGCTTGCTGAAGAAGTAGCCAGTGAAGTGTTCGCGCTCCTTCACGTCATCCTTCAGATTTCCGCATTCATCGCATCGATCCAGCACGCGCGTCGTCGTTTGGCGGCTGTTCCATGCTTCTCGCTGTTTCGCGTCCATCACTTCCCCAGCGCATACAACTCAACGTATCGGATAGCCTGGTACGCGCAGAACGATCCGACGATCAGGTTTGCAGCAACAGCCACATAGAAGCGGAGCCAGAATCCGTTCATGGCGTTCTCCGGTAGTAGTCCTCAAAGCTTTATGGGGATGGGGCTGCTGTTGCGCTACTCATAAACCTGCCGTGTCAAGGGCGAACCTTGTATTAGCCAGCCGTTCCAGTTTTCGCGCTCAAGCCCCATCCCTACAAAGCCCTTGGCATCCCACCAAGGATGGCCCTCTTCAGCCGGGCTAGCTTCGGGAAATCAAACCTTTGCCGTCACATAATCGATTGCCTGCTGCACCGTGCCGATCTTCTCGGCATCCTCATCGCTGATTTCGATGCCGAATTCGTCTTCAACATCCATGATCATTTCCACTGCATCGAGAGAATCGAAATACAGATCGACTACGAACGCATCGGTGCTTTTGATTTCATGCCCGTCCCGATTCACGTACTTCGACGCGATGCTTTTAATGCGTAATTCGACGTTTTCTTGCATATTCCCCTCACTTAACCGTAGTAATTTTGTCCATAAACGCCTTGAACGCCGCATCGTCGCGCTTGCGTTGCTCGC